TGACTGACGGCTATGTCGAACAGGATTGGGGTGGGGATTGGGAAGCACCTACTCTATGGGCTATCACTAGCAAGGGTATAACCTCGCCACATGGCAAGAGCATTTACTTAGGAGAATGATATGACAAGTTTAACCAAAGCAATACGTGACGCGATAACGCGAAACAAAATATTAACACAACCATCACGAAAACTATTTGAGATAGAGGAGACCGCTCGTGTATCTGTCGAAGGAGAGAGTAGCCTTAACATTCGAGTGCACAAGGTAGCCAATGGTTGGGTAGTAAATGTCAGCATGGAGACTAACGTCAGCCATGAGTCGGAGACACACGTGTGCAGCAATACCGATAGTGTAGTAGACAAGGTAAATGAATTAGTAGCGGTATATAAATTACAGTCGTAACATTGTGGCAAGTTTGCCACGAAGTTAACAAAGGAGAAACATCATGAGCATTAACGTTCCAACGTATTTACTACGCCATTCAAAGGCGTTGACATTGAAGATAGATTTAACTACGTTTACAGACCGACAACTGAAAAACATAGCGAAACAAGTTAGCACAGGTTCTATATCAGACGGTGAGTCAGCTACATCACGCTTGGCTAGAGAGATAGCGCATAGAATGGACTCGCCATTCATTAGGTTTAGTGGTTGGAATATAGCGTATAAAGAGCTGAAGTCTACGCACCCTATATTTGATGCGATTACACAGGCAGTAGCACTAACCAAACTAGAGTCGGATAGAACCACAGGATGGTATATGCGTAACTTAGAGGAGTCACTTCGTGTAGCAGAGAATCGATACCCAGCAGGGTCAGTAGGTATCTATTACATGTCTAATGAATGTAAGAAGATTATCAAAGATGCAGCTAAGGTAGAGGTGCCAGCTGACCACAACGTGCATGCCTACTTAAACAAAATACTGACGAGAGAGATTAACTCGATCGAATTGGATTTGACATGACTAAAGACGAACTAATAGAAAAGCATAGGGAAATCAATGTCGATGGTGAGTGGTGGCATGAGTCTGTCTATGAGTGGTTTGATGAACAGTGCAAGGAACGTGGCATTCAAATCAGCACGACACCTCGTAACTATAACAGACGTGGCATCGTTCAATCTGTGCGTGAGAGGGACATAACGTGGTCAGGCTTTTGGTCACAAGGTGATGGTGCTGCCTTTGCAGGTAGGGTAGTAGACTTCAAGCTAGCCTTGGGTTCTTTTTATGATGACTATCCGATATTCCAAAAGTATGTCGAAGACCTCGATGGGTATGTTCGTATGTCATGGGGCTTGGGTAGGCACAATAACGTAACCATGCGTGATATCGAAGTAGAACCAATAGCGTATTACCTTGTTGATGACCACCCCTTTGCTGAGGTATGGCAAGAGCAGTTTGACAAGGAAATAGAGATGGTCGATGCACTGATAGGTGATATAGTAGCTGACCTATGTGGGCTGTTGTATGACGCACTGCGTGACGAGTATGACGCACTCACTTCTGATGAGTCAGTGTGGGATGCAATTCAAGCTAACGATTTAGATAAGGAGGCAGCATAATGTTTTTTAACCCGTCAGTAATACTCACGTCATTGTATGGGGCTGATATCAAGCCTGACCCTGAACTAGTAAGGATACGTGAAGAAAAGATTAAAGCAGTAATTGAATCAATGGGCGACAAGTATTTGTTGGCTAAACCTATGGAGAGAAAGAATGGACGACCTTAACGTAAGAGATTTATTCGCTATGCTAGCCATGTGCGGTATGTTAACTAATCGAACAAGAGACCCAAACTCGGTAGCGATTGAAGCATATCAACATGCAGATGCAATGATGTTAGTAAGACAACTTAAAGGAGAGAACCATGGCAGTTAGTATCGCATCAAGCGCAGTATTGATAGACCTAAACATATCACTATGGACTGCGCGTAAGTTAGACAAGAACGTGTCAAAAGAAATTGACATAAACAAACGCACCACCACTAAGGCTGGTAACTACAACAAGCATATCCTCGCAGGGTCAGACCACCTCGAAGCTATCACGAAGTTGGCGGGGGAGATACGTGAGTGGCATGCTAGGCAAACGCTACCATGGTCGGACACAGGCACACGTCTGTTGCCGATGAATAACTTCTTCGACTACAAAGAACAGCTAGGCGTATACGAAGCAGAGTTTCAATCACGTGTGAATACCTTTATCAATGAATACCCGAACATCATTACGGTCATGGCTTATCGCCTTGGACAGTTGTTCGACCGCTCGGAATACCCCGACGCACACAAGATTGCTACGAAGTTTAATATGAAATACACTATTATGCCTGTGCCCGAAGTTAGCGACTTCCGCATAGACGTTGAGGACGCCATACGTGACGAGATGAGAGCCGAGTATGAGAAAGCCTACGACTCAAGGGTAGAGACAGCTATGCAAGACGCATGGTCACGGTTACATGTAACACTTGAGCACATGATAGACAGACTAAGCGGTGAGGACAAAAAGATATTCCGCAACAGTTTGATCGAAAATGCGCTTGAACTGACCAGTCTACTCACGAAGTTGAACGTAACCAAAGACCCTAAACTAGAGGAAGCGAGAAAGGCGCTAGAGAAATCGTTAGTCGGTGTAACTCCCGATGAGTTACGGACAAGTGTTGGTGCACGTGACGAAGTGTTAGCACGTGTTACCGAAATTATGGACATGATTTAATATGAAAGTAATCCGTATTGACGATGAAGAAACGAAGTTAACAAAGCGACAGAAGCAAAAGGTAGCTATGCTTAAGCTAACAGAGAACGGTAAATACCTTGAAGGTATAGGTATTAGAGACAACGAGTTCTTCTTACTGACAGAAGGTGATGACGACGAGCAATACTTAGCTTATATGTTCTTAGATACAAACCCTAGTCTTGTTGATGATGTTAAATTATTACGGTTACGTGCCAAAGCACGTGAAATATTTGAAGAGCAAAACCGTATTGAAAGGAGAAAATAAGTGCCCGAAAAGAAAGTAACTGAGAAGTGGGTGAAAGCCCAAGTAGTTAAGATGCTGAAAGAGCTAGACGCCTATTACTTCTATCCTGTAGCGAGTGGCTACATGCGGACAGGTGTGCCTGATATCGTGGTGTGCTACAAGAGCCACTTTCTAGGGATAGAGTGCAAGGCGAATGGCAATAGAACTACAGAGATACAAGACCGCAACCTCGTTGCCATTAAGAAGAACGGTGGCATCGCTGTTGTTATAGATGAAAACAACCTAGACCAATTAAAGGAGATGCTATATGGCATGGTATAACGGAATTTTAGGAGGTATTGGATTACCCCCACCACCGCCACCACCCTATGCTTCATCGTTAATGAATTCGACATCGTCAACGTCACCATTGGGTAATCCGTATGCCGCAGCTCAGGCTAGAGGGTCTATTGTCGCAGTGAACAATCAGCAATCATACTTCGCAACCCCTGATACGGCTGTGTATGCGGTTAAAAACTATGCTGTTGCGATTGGTTGGTCAATGACACACCATCATTTACCTGCTGGGGTAACATCCGATGACCCAAAAATAGCCATGTTAAAGTTAATAGCTATTGGAGAAGTGCTTAAGGATGTAGGCGTTCGCACTTCGGATACGGACTTCTATGTCATGCGAGCCCCCGATGTCTAATCTACCGTTCACTCACGTGGTGTGCCTAGATGGAGAACCATATAAGAAATTTAGGTCGCTACGTGAGGCTAAATGGTTTACAGGCAATAAAGATAATGCTACGATAGTAGAACTACCTGTCGAAACGATAAAGAGCGTGTTCGATATATTAGAAGAAGCACCGTTTTAAAGGAACACAATGATATTATTTCAATGCTCGTTTATATCAGGCGTTATGGTAGGTCTAGAAGTTAGCTTTCAAGAGCCTTATATGCCCTATGACTATTCAATAGTTATAGATTTATTCATAGTAAGAATTGTTATACAGAAGATAAAGAATGTCGGACGACGTAGATAAAACACAAGAACGATTAGAGTTAGAAGAAACAATACGTAAGCGGTATCGTAAGCAAGAGGCTACGCCTATAAAGGGCATGGGCTATTGCTTGAACTGCGGTGAACCAATAAGAAAGGATTGGCGTTGGTGCGATCAAGATTGTCGTGACGATTATGAGCACCGAACAAATAAATAGGAGAGAGACGTGGTAATCACAGTGCCGTCAGTGGTGATAAACCACAACGCAAAAACAGCTATCGTGTATAAGCGTGGACGTAAGTTTATATACACCATAGCAATGAAGTCAGGCAAGTTAACAGTCACGAAGTTAACGGAGCAACAGTTTGAGAACTTAGGTTATAAATTGATGGACACCGCGATAGAACAAGCGGTGTTTCTTTATCTAAATCATGGAGGGGGCCATACCGACACAGCTAAGGCAGTGTTGTTGGGGTTGGCGGAGAGTATAAATGAACCTAATAACGATTGACTTTGAGACATACTACTCGAAAGAGTATGGGCTTAAGAAGTTCACCACGGAAGAGTATATACGTGACGAGCAGTTTGAAACGATTGGCGTTGCAGTAAAGGAGAACGATGGTGAAACTATATGGTTTAGTGGTAAGCATGCTGAAATCGCTACGTTTTTGGATAGGTATGATTGGGCTAACAGTTTTGTACTTGGGCACAATATGCGTTTCGACGCTGCTATTCTCAGTTGGCAGTATGATATACACCCTCGTGGACTGTTCGATACTATGGGTATGGCGCAAATTCTTCACGGCCTAACCGAGTCAGTATCCCTATCCAACTTAGCTACCTTATATAACATCGGTGTCAAGGGCACGGAAGTATTGGATGCGTTGGGTAAGCACCGAGTAGACTTCACACCACAAGACCTACACCAGTATGGGCAATACTGCAAGAACGACGTTGACTTAACCTATGAGTTGTTTAACAAACTCAAGGATAGGATAGCGCCTATGGAGATGCGCTTGATTGACTTAACAATCAAGATGTTCTCTGAGCCTAAGCTAGAGCTAAACAAAGGGCTATTGGTGCGTCACTTGATGGATGTCAGGGACAAGAAAGAAAAGCTACTGGCATCGGCTGACGTAGATAAAGAAGACCTGATGAGTAACCCTAAGTTTGCGGAGTTACTTAGACAGCAAGGTATCGAACCGCCTATGAAGATTAGTCACACCACAGGCAAGGAAACGTTTGCCTTTGCTAAGACAGACGAGGAGTTCAAAGCCCTACTCGAACACGACAACCCTATAGTGCAAGTGCTAGCCACTGCTAGGCTGGGTAACAAGTCTACGCTAGAGGAAACTAGGACAGAGAACTTTATTAACATAGGTAATCGTGGGCTACTACCTGTTCCACTTAAGTATGCAGGGGCTACTGTATCGCATCGATGGTCAGGTGTGGATGGTATCAACCTCCAAAATCTACCCCGCTCCTCACCCTTACGTAATGCGATATGTGCGCCTAAAGGTATGAAGCTAGTGGCAGCTGACTTGAGCAACATCGAGTTACGGTTGGCGTATTGGTTCGCTAAGTCATACAGTAAAATCGATCAAATCAATAACGGTATAGACTTGTATAAACAATCCGCTGCGGAGATAACGAATACACCCTATGACGAAGTTGACAAAGACTTACGGTTTATATTTAAGGTAGTCAACCTATCAGGTATTTACGGTGTTGGCGCAGCTAAGATGCACAGCATACTGAAACAAGGTGGTGTAAACAAAAGTCTAGACGAAGTTAAACGTATTGTGTATGCGTATCGAGATGCTAACCCTGAGTTAATTCGTGCATGGGCTGATGCTGGCACTATGCTTGAGGCAGTGCGTGACAATAAGAACTACAGCATGGGTAACGGCAACATCATAAGTAGTATAGAGCATGGCATGATGAAGCCTAATGGCATGGCGCTTGGCTTACCTAACCTACGCAAGATACGCGGTGAAGATGGTAAGGAAGCGTGGGTCTATGATAAGCTGATGGGTCGTTCGCTTATACCTGAATACATACACCCGTCTAAAACATTCCAACGATGTATACAAAGCCTAGCACGTGACATCATTGGTGAACAGTTAGTAGCGGTGGCTAAGAAGTATAACGTCGTGATGACCATTCACGATGAGTTGGTGATGCTATGCCCCGAAGATGATGTCGACAATTGCATAGCGTATGTGACCAAGTGCATGACTACGGCACCTACATGGTGTCCTGACTTACCACTTGGTTGTGAAGTAGGTGTTGGTGATAACTATGGAGAGGCTAAATAATGTCAAAACAATCAGATATTTTAGAAAGAGAGCGGTCAGCAAGGAAGAAAGCTGAGATAGATGCTGAAGTAAACACAAACAAAGAGATTGTGTATAACTATGTTGCTGCGCGTAAAGATGTGCTAGCAACACCGTGTGTTACCGAGTTGGAGTTCTTTGCAAAGGGTAAGGCATACCTAGAGTGGCTAGCACTTAGAGGGCACTTGACTAGGGTTAAGAAAACAGTGAATGGTGCTCGTCAGTATGTGTATAACGCAGCGATACCCTACGTGAAACCTGTATCGGACATACCTGATGTTGCTACTACCAATGCCGACAAACTTGTGCAGAGTGTCACTAGGGTGTTTAAGTTAATGGATCGAGAAAAACAAGAACCAATGACAAAAGCCCAACGAGAAAAGGCTAGAAGTTCGTCTATCGGTAACATGCAGAGTAGTATGAACATGTTTGGGAGTTGGTGATGGAAGATATTCATTATTTTAGGCTAGGGTATTACGTTAATAAGGTAGCAGCCGACGATATGTCGGAAGAAGAAAAGGGTAGAGTAATAGCAGGGTATTACCTAATGCTAGATAAAGAAGCCGAACGTGATGCGAGGGACAGAGCCAATGGTAAATCTAGTTATTGAGTATATCCAATGCTATTGGCAAGCCTTTGGGTTGGGTATGTTATGTATGTATTTATTAGGAGAGATGTATGAGCGACGGAATGACAGACATGTTTGAGGAAGAAAACGCACTTAAGAAACAGATTGGTGGTAATCACTATGCAAGCATGGCGATACAACCAGTAGAGTTTATCGTAGAGAATGAGTTGGGCTTTCTCGAAGGCAACATAGTTAAGTATGTATGCCGACACCACGCTAAGAATGGCGCAGAGGATATCAAGAAAGCAATCCACTACTGCGAGTTATTATTACAAACTAAATACGGAGCAAACAAATGACCCAAGAACAAGTAGAAGACGCACTAAAGGCCATGCACCACGGCTTACTTAACATGCAAGCTAGGCTCGATGACCACGAGAAAGTGCTTGAACAGTTGATGATGGTAATGCAAAACCTAACAGCAGGCCAAGTACCAAACGGCTTTAGACAACCAAAGAAAGGAAACCAAAATGAAAGTGAAACGGACAATGCCTAGGTGGGTATGGTGGAAAACAGGTGAGTGTGTAGTTGAAGTAATTAAAACAGGACACTTCCCGACTACCATAATAGGCAAGCTACCTAGCGGTAAAGAGTCAGAGATAGACATTGATGAACTTGATGTACATAACGATGGGGTGGAACTATGAGTGTAAAAATAAAATTTACCACACATAACGAAGTAACAAATGCCTTGTTTAAGCCTGTTCCTATCAAATCAGTCTTTCCAAAATGGTACAAAGAATTAGATACTGAGCAAAATAATTGCCCATTAAATAAAGTATTTTCTTACTACGAAGGTAAACCTAAAAGAACGGCAAAGGCATGTATACCTTTAAGAGATTATATGTCATCGGGATATTTATTAGTCACTCAAGGGGATATTGTAATTAACTCTGATGTTGGGGAAGATAATTTTTCATTTTATAAAACTAACTATGCTATGGAAAACCCTCACCCTTACAAGCAACTTCCATTGTCTACAAATGGAGAGCCTAACAAATATATTAAATTTGGAAATGACTGGACAATTACCACTCCAAGTGGATATTCATGCTTGTTTTATCCGCCTGAAATGTTTTTTGAGGATAGGTTTAGAGTGTTGCCTGGAATTGTAGATACTGATGTATACGATAATCCTGTTCAATTCCCTAGTCTATTATTAAAAGGGGGCGATTTTATTATTAAAGCGGGTACACCTTTAGTGTGTGTATTCCCATTTAAACGAGAAAACTATACGCATGAATGTGTATTAGAAGAGCGAAGGAAACGAACAAAAATTGAAGCTTATCTGTATGACGCATACCTAAGAATATTTCACCACAAGAAACATTACGATTAACTTTAAGGGGCGAGTAATGAAAATCACATTAGACTTATCAGACACAACGCAGTTAGCCGAGATACTGGACGCCATAGTAGGCGCACACTTGAAGTCAAGTAGGAGACAGATAGTTGACTGGCACTCAACCCACCCCGACGACGTGGAGTACGACACCAAAGTAATAGGGGCATTGGATACAGTAATTGCATACTTTACAGGAGATGATGATGCCGTGTAATCAAGATTGTGAGCAAGGCCGTAAGTGTGACTGCGGACGTGATAGAAGCGTAGACCGTGCTACTGTGGTTGTAGCAACGTTACTACTTATCTGTATAGTTTCCATTGGATTTGGAGTTTATAAACTTTTTAATGGAAACAAAGGGCAAGAGTGCGCTGTGACGTTGCAGTTTGATAATAACGTTAAGGCAACTTATATAGGTAAGACTGTTTGATATATCACTTTTTTGCGTTTAATTCGTAATAGACAAAAAAGTTTGTGTTGAATAAACGGTTTAAAATTACACACAAGTCTACACTATTAGTTTAGTTTTGAACTAAAAACGCTCACATAGTATACAAAATAGGAAAAATGTAAACCATAGGATACAGATATGAAAATAGAATTGATTGGTGACTTGATTGACCAACCCGATGGCAGTGCCATAGCCCAGCTGGACGTGGACGAGGAAGGTAAGATGTACCTAATGCAACAAGGTTTTGAAGCGTTGA